GGAGAAGTCGTTAGATTCGCTGGCCAACAAGCTCATTCTGGTCTCGGGTAATGAAGTTCGCGGCACAGAACTTGAGTCGCTCATCAATCTCTCCTGGAACGAGAGTCGCCTGCGTCGTCTCACCTACCAACAGGCTGCCCATCCTCGCGAGCCGGAGGAGCTGCGTGCCTTCACAAAGTCAAACATCGTTCTTGTCGCACCTGACCAAGCCTTTTCGAAGTTCAAGGTCATGGACGACGTTCATGCGTATGGATGCCAATGGAATCTCTGTCCTGGGTCGGGTGTGGGTTTTATTCCTCGCGGTTAAACAAAAATGGCGAACGCTTGGCTCACTCACGTAAAGAAGACAATGTCGGAGATGAAGCACCGCGGCACCTACAAGAAGGGCGATGGTCTGAAGAAGGTCATCCTGGAGGCGAAGAAGACGTACAAGAAGTCTTCGAAGGCGATGGGCAAGAAGGCTCACCACACCCGCCGTCACCGCAAGAGCCGCATGTCCATCTTCTAAACAAACGCAGACCGCATAACTAGAAACGCCAAGAACAAGAAACACAGCATGTACACTTTCATGCACAGAGTGGTTTCCACAGCCATCTGTTTAGGTAAGTAGACCTCCACCAGCGATCCGTCGAGTTCGCTTAGGGTCACGCTGTTTCGTAAATCCTCCATTGTCCAGTCGTCGGCATGTCTTTCCATGGTAGGTTGACTTGGCACATCCACTCTTGTAGTATGCGACATGATGCGTGTACCCTTTGAAGGTGCGAATACTCGAGTTCGTTTTCACTGCGAGACGTCGGAGCAACCCATACATCCAGTGAAGGTACCCCGACCGAGACGACAGTGCCATTGGATGCGAATCCATGTACTTGACGACAACCTTTCGCAGTTCGGGAAAGGGATATGTCTTTCGCAGTGACCGGAGAAACAGCTGCTGGACATTGGTCTGGTCATAGTCGGGCTTTTCGGGGTAATTGTAGGCAATCGAAAAGAGAAAGTCACGACCCGGAACTGCGTGCGGTTTCTTGTTGAGAAGCATCGCATACTTTTCATGAACCTCTTCGTAGGTCGGGTCAGGGTCGGGCAGAATCACCGCGGGATCCGTCTTGGCCTGTGTGGTTAACTTTTCGTTCACCTTGCGGTGAATCTCGTAGAGCCAACGTCCAGCATCCGCCGTCGGAGTCAACGGGTGTTCAGACACAAAGTTGGCCGTGCTTTCACGGCAGAACTTACAAGGAAGAACGCGGCTTATTTGAGAAAGTGTGAGCGACGCGGAAGGCGAACCTTCAGCAATAAGGTGGAACAGCTGCCAGGCACTACTGCCCCAGTATCTAGTATCCATATTGTATTCAACGTACATCTTTCTTGGTCAGCCACACGGCGATTTGCAGAGTCATGGCCGCATCCGACACCGGGTTATGTGCCTTGCCCACCGGAAAGGCCGTCTTCAGTCCGGAATCCAGTTCCTTCGCGATGCATGAGTACGTGCCTTCCAGCTTTGCCGTGCCACATCGCTTGTTGAACTCCGGATTGTATTTCGCAATGTCGACAATACCAATCGGTGGATGGTAGGCAATCTTCTGTCGAGAGCATGCGGACTTTAACGCCTTCAAGTCCATATCGCCCTTCACAATGACCACGGATTCCGACACCATCTTCATGAACCCCGTCAGCCACGACGCAGGCTTCAAGTGCGGCTTCACCAGTTTGTCGGCAAAGTATGCAGTCACAATGTCATTATGACCAAGAAACTCCGGTGCTGTCCGCTCAGTCTCCTCAAGAATATCCAGCACCACGGACGTCGGAGGCGTCACGGTGGAGAACTTGGACGAGACACGGTTCAGCTGACCGGCCGGCGGAGGCAACACTGCGAAGAAGGGGGTAGACCGTGTCCACGCATCGCCTGTCTTCTTCAAGTGGTATCCGCCGATTTCACGAGGCAAAAACTGCTCGCCGAGGTGCCAGAACTCGCAGTCAAACGCGAGGATGGAGGTCGCCTTCCCAGCTAGTTTGTCCAATCCTGCATTGCGTATCTTCATTATGACGTCAGCTGAAAAACATTCTGGATAACTCAATAAATGCTCGACACGAAGGACATCATCATTCTGACGGCGTCGTTTTACCTCGGAAGTGTGGTGGCTGCCTTCTTCAAGTCGCTGAATGACGGTATCCTCGTGCCGCTCCTGGCCCCGGCCGCCGCGGCGGGCAAGGGTGTGTCGGCCTTCTCCATCAAGGTCGGCTCGGCGGACCTCAAGGTCGGCGCGGTCATCGGCGAGCTGGTGAACCTCATCGTCTCCTTCGCCCTGGTCGTCTTCACCATCGGCCTGCTCCGCACGTATGTGCTGACTCGCATCGGTGCCAAGCGTGGTGGCGAGGGTACCTACTAAAAAACTAAACTACTAACAATGTCTTGGCTGCCCGATTCCGTAACAGGTGCGTGGACAAGCGCGACGGGAACCGCGTCTGACTATTGGTCGAGGCGTCCTTCGTGGTTAGGCGGCCCGGCTCCTGCTCCCGCGGCTCCCATGACTGTCGGTGCTCGCCGTCGCCGTCACAAGACACGTACCACAAGGGTCCTCGGGACCCGTCACCGCAAGTCTACGCATCACCGCACCGGAAGGCGGTCCAGCGGTTCCCCACGGCCTTCCCGTAGGTAGCCTCGAGCTGCTTCTTCAGGTCGGCCGTAACCGCCTTGCTCGTCGGCTCATTGGTCCGCTTCCAATTCACAAACTCGGCTGAAATCTCACCCCACTTCGTCGGTGCCGGGGACGGCTCGTCCTCCAACGGCGGCAGCTGCGGGTGAATCTTCTCACGGATGAACTTGGCGATCACGTCACTGTCCTCCTTGTACTCGCTCGTGTACTCCATAACCTTCTCCGGCGGAACCAGCTTGCGATAACCCTTGCCCTTCTTGTACAGGTGAACCAGGTATGCGAGAAACGCCTCCGCCCAATCCTTGCTCTGCGACTTCTGAACAATCGACTCATCAATGGGCTTCTCGTGGGCCAACCGAGGGTCGGCCACGAACTTGCTCACGAAGTTGATAACGACCAGACGACGCCACGTACCTCCGTCCTGCGTGTTAATCTTCGGCTTCTCGTTACACGCCAGATTGAAGCGAGCCTGGAGGTCAAAGTCCAGCATCTGCTTCGAACCTGCATACAAATCGCGAGCCGTAATCTTCTCAGACGACGCCAACTCCTTCATCAGACCCGTGTTAAGCGGAACCTGCTCATCGGGCTCCTGCATGGTCACGAACCGACGACCCTTCATACGCACCAACTCCGGTGCGGCTGCCGCAGACTTGTTACGAGCCTGGGTCAGCAGAGAGATAGGTGCCTTACACGCGTAATCACCCATCGCCGTCGACATGAGATTCATCAACATGGACTTGCCGTTGGAACCCGTACCGGTCAGAATGTGGAACTTCTGAGCCTCGTTACATCCAGACAGAGACGTTGCCAGGTATGCGAGAAAGTACTCGCGGACATCTTCGTCGGGCAACACATCACAGATGAACTTGTTCAACTCCTGCCAGCACGGATAGGAGTCGTGGGGGCGGTCGGGGTGAAACTCGAGGTTCGTGCAGAAGGAAATGTAATCCTCCGGCTTGCCATCGCGGAACTCGAAGGTCAGCGTGTCAAACACGCCATTGCTGAAGGCGATAAGGTTCTTGTTCTCATCCACCTTGTTGGCAAACTCCTCGTCGAGGAACAGCTCGCGGCACTCCTTCATGACGTTCTCCTTGAACCGAGTCATACGCAGCTGCTTTCGCATGTGAGCATAGGCCTGGCGCTTCTTGTCCATCTTGCACCAGTCGCACCCACTCGGGTCGTGCTTGCCATCGGGACACGGGTTGATGGCCTGCATTTGCGTGGTCATCTCCGACTCCTTGCGGAAGAAGTCGCGGAACACATCCGAGGACAGGCGGCACTGAAGCGAAACACCCTTGTCTGTCTCACGCCACGTGTGACCAGCGAACCAATACCAGGCCGACGCACTGAACCGGGCACACTTGAACTCGTCGCGGAACTTGGCATGGACCACCTGAGCCATGTCGTGCTCCGTCTGCGTATCGGTCGCCGCCTCGAGCAGACTCTCGATGTTCATCTTCTCAATCTTCAGGTATCCGTCCGGATTGTCCGTGCGAGACCAGTGACGAAGGCTGCCAACACCCAACTTCGCTCCGTCGTTCCTGAAATTGAAGCCCATCCACTTGCCCGTCACCTCACGCGGGTCATACTTGCCATCCTGACGCTGGGAACAGAACTCATACCACGTATCCTCGAGGTCAGGGTGAATGTTCTTCAGACAGTGTCCGACATTCGTCCGCTCATCGTGGCTATTGTAGCGAGCCGGACTCAGGTTCAGCACGTGACCGCTGTAATAGTCCTTCATCTCCTTGGACAGCGGCTGAAGGTAGATGGCCCGAGCCGGCGACGAACCACGCGAACCCGGATCCCCTGCACGCTGAGCCGGGCGTCCACGCTGGGGCACAACCGCTGCCCCACCTGAGATGCGAATCTCCTCCTCTCGCAGAGCATACGCCTTACCCAGCTCCGTCGCCGGAGACTCGGATGTTGGTGGCGACCGAATCGAGAACTTGCGGATATTCTCGGGCTTGATTTCGCGGTTCACCTCCTCGTCAATGGCCACCGCCGTGTCATTCGGATCCCACTCAATCGAGTACTTGAGCTGATACGGCTGTGGCGTCGCACCCTCACCCGCCGGCTTCTTGGAACCGAGCAGCGCCCACCAACTCGTGTGGTTCAGCGGAGACTTGTCGTACGTCTCACGCCAATCCTTCTTCATCTCCAAGCCCGGGAAGAACTCGTCCATCTTCGGCAGCAGTGCGTTGCGAATTGCCAGCTCGACATTCTTGTTCGAACGCACATCCGGCACCACCAAGTGAATACCGGACTTGGACTCCTTCTTCCCTGGGTAGAAGGTCGGCTCCGGCTTCTCCATCACATAGACGTCCGTCACGTCCTTGATGTCGATGTACCGAGCCGCCTCGGCCATGTACGCCTTGACGAAGGCGACAGTCATGGCTTGCGTATGCTTGTGGTCCTCAACCTGTCCATCGTACAGGAAGTCGAGATCCACACGGAGAGGACCAATACGAGTCATCTTCTCCGTGATGGTCAGTGGACCATTGTTGTTGACGTGGTTGCAGTAGAGGCGATAGAACTCGTCCATCTTCTCGTCGGGAATGGTGTAGAGAATGCAATGGCCGAAGAGCTGGTGAGTCTCGAGACCACTCTTGGTCTCAGCACGGTGAGCGTCCAGAAACTTTTGAAGGTGTCCAGGCTGCATCGTTGATTAATACCCCGATTAGTTGCCGGCGGCTAATTCCTTTTGAACGCATGGAATTGGATTCGAGGGTTCAAAACGAAACAAGATTTCGTGACCAAGAGGTAAGCAAAATGAAGTTCTGTGCCAAGTGTTCGAATTTCCTGTGCGACATCGTGGAGCATGACGGCAAGGCCTACCTGAAGTGCCGCGCCTGCCCGTACGAAGAGGAGTCTGGGTCCGTCGTATACGAGCACGACCTTCAGCAGGATACGTCGGTTCAGTATTCCATCAACCCTTACCTGAAGCATGACCCTACGCTTCCTCGATTCAAGAACATGACATGTCTCAATCCCGCCTGCACAACGCGAGGCAAGGAGTCAGACATTGTAGGTGTAAAGCTGGACCCCGTAAACGTGGTCTGGATGTACCAGTGTGCGGTGTGTGATGCAATGTGGAAGCAGAATGCTCGTGCCTGAGGGACACTTGTGGACCGTGCGTAGCGTGCGAGGGCTTGAAAAGCCCTCTACCGTGCCGACCCAGGGAACTGGATGAGATTGGTCTGCGGCACAACAAGACCCGTTGTGCCGGACGAGCGAGCCTGAGGGCTGCTCACCACACCACCCAGAACACCACCACCACTAAGCGTCGCAACCTGCGAAAGAGCTTTTGGGTTGGACCGAGAGAAGACCTTTTGGCGAGGAGCTACACGGGCCGGAGCTGCAGCACCAGTTGTGAGGTATGCCATGTCCGAGAACTGGAGAAGGGCGTTGTTCGCAACCTGTCCACCCTGGTTGTACGGGGTCGTGCGAGTCAGCGTCGGCTTCAACTGAGCCTGGGCCTGAAGTTTGACGAAGGCAGTGTACTCAGACGCAGAACGAGTAGGCATTGTTTTAGTCGGAGAAGACTTTCCGTGCGGCAGCAACCGAGACCGTTGAGTTTCCTTTGGGTGCCACAACAGCCGTAATCGTCGTCTTTGCGGCCACTGTCAGGGACACTTTGGATGCCACCGCAACAGAAGACGCAGCCGCCGGAATCACAACCGCCACGCTTGACTTACCGGAGAGTTTGGACGACCCACTGATTTGGGCGGCACCTTTTACGTAGTTCGTGTAATCAGAAGCGGCACCGCGGATGATCGGCATTTATTGAAAACGAAAGAGTATGTTCCTAGACAAGAGAGAGTACAATGACCGACCACCCTGAAGCGAAGCCCGTCTTTCGTTCGCAGGTGACCAAGGCGATGGAGACCCCTCGCATCACGCGGCCGTACTTCACGAGGTATGAGTATGTTGTCCTCATGGCATCGCGTCAGCAGCAGTTGGCCGAGGGTGCGAAACCCCTGGTGAGTCTGGAAGGACTCCGTACAAGCGACCCGCAGTTTATTGATCATGTTGTCAAGCGTGAGATTGAGCAGCGGAAGTTGCCTTTCGTCTTCCAGCGTCTGATGCCCAATGGAACCTCGGAGTTCTGGTCGGCTCAGGAGCTCGAACTTAATTGGTGAAAGAACCCCAAAACATTCCGCCCCGACTTCGCAGCCATTAGCACGGAAAAGGCGGAACTCGTCCCCAGAAACGCATGCATGAACGCATGCCATCGTGTTGACACGGTTGGGTTAGCATCCCAGGCAAGACACTTGTATTTTTGCCCGTAATAATAGACAGTTGTCGCACACGTCAAGAAAGCAGCGTAGACTGGTAGCGAATACGGCATCCACTGAGCCGTGGTCCACACCATGACGCCATGGGCAATATGAGCAAATGCGATATCAAGTGGCAACAACCATGAAAACCGCGGCTTTGTCGAGTGATACGCGACGGAGACGAGATAGGTTCCAAACACAAGTCCTCCCGGTATGTATCCACCTACCGAGATGGCTGAGAAGGACGGAATCAGAAAGAAATGGCTCGAGGCCACCAATGCCCAATTCGGCATTATCAAACACTACCCGCCGGGCCTGAAAGTTTCGCAAGGTCCGTCTCTGACGGTGGGAACAACAGGGTAGGCTTCAGAGGCGGACTCGGGACCATTGTGTGAGGCGGGTCAGAGTGGAGAGTACCCATGGCCATCTGAACATCCACTGAGTCAGGTCCGAAGCGACTCACGTCCTTCGAGTAGGTGGCCGTAAAGTCGGGAGCGGGCGGGTTGAGCAGGAGGTACAGTGCCAGAACCACGGCAACGGCGGCGATAACGTAAACTGTCTTTACCTTGACCTTCATTGTTCTAGTCTGCGAAAAACGAACTGTCCCTCACAAACAAGAAGAACGGCATCATGGACTTTCCAATCGTTGTGAAGTGCTATACGTGCAACCTCCCTCTCGCCGGCAAGTGGAAGGAATTTAACCGTCTCATCAAGGAGTATCGCCGTCAGGATGGCCGTGCTCCCGACTCTGAGCTCATGTACCTCACGACCGAGACCAAGGTTACGGCGGAGGGTCGGGCACTCAATGACCTTGGGTTGACACGTGAGTGTTGCCGCCGTCATTTGCTGACGCACCCGGGAGTTTAACTCTCTCCACAATACAAGTATGTCCTCGTGCAGCGAGTACCTTGTCCGGCAGCAGCTGCGAACTCAGAAGTACATTGACACGCGTCCCCACATGACGTGCGGACAGGCCACTGAGATTAAGCGTCAGCAGGCGGGTTCTGCGGTCTATGAACAATTTTTGCCTGCGACTGCGTGCGTGGCCACTCTCAATGCCCCCATTTCGCGTGGAGGTGGTACGCGTGCGACCATCGCTCGGGGTCATCAGGTCAAGGATGCGTCGGCATATGTGTCCTATGCGTCGGCGGGTGCAACGGCCCAGGCCCTCAAGCCGGCGAACGTCAAGCCGTCGCAAATCAAGGACCTCTGCTATGGTATCGATGGATATGGCGTGAACACCATCCGCGAAATCAATGACACGATTCTGCTCTCGACTCTCATTCCCTCTACGGACCCCAACTATCGCAAGGAGGACATCATTGCCAAGGCTCGTCAGTCCATCAACAATTGCTGCACAGCGTGTGGCAAGGTCAACTTTGCCCCGTCGTGTGCGTGTGCGGGTCTCAGTCCGGGGCTGACGAATGCTACGACAGGCGGTCCTGTATGGAAGAACACTTACATATATCCCCGCACAGTAACGTAATGCTGATTGTCTATGTCTATCCTGCGAATAAACCAGCCGGGTGCTTCGATTTGTCCTATGAACTCTTAAACGGGTTCACGGACACGGCACTCAGTATCTTGACCCACCACAAGACAGCCGTACTCTGGTTCGGCTATCTTGAGGGGTGGATGCTCAGCCCCGAGGACGAGACTCGGCTGCGTGCTGTCATTCGGACCTTTGAGTGCCACGTCGTAACACGTGAACCTCTCTCCTTTTCACAGGCGTGGAAAAACGAAATCAGCGTCGTCCACTTTAAGGATGTCAATGGAGCCTCCAATTCTGACAACGATGGTGGTGCTGTACACGGTGAACGTCCGCCTCAACACGAACCTCCTTCTGGAGTCCCTCCCATTGACGGACTCAATCATCAAGGTTGAGAAGCAGGGTGTTCCCGCCCGTGGGTCTTCCAAGCGAGACCTGATTAAGCGACGAGCCAAGAAGGCACCTTCAAAGCGAACAACTGGATTCGGGCACAATTCCATCACACTCGTCAGTCTGGACGACGGTGATGGGACACTGAAGAAGAAGGAGATTACGGTGAAGATATTTCAGAATGGCGTGTTTCACATCACGGGCGTGCTGGACGAGCGGTATGACCGGTCGGTTATGGCGAGACTGCGAAAGCACATCTTGTCTACATGCCCACAGTCGGTGTCGGTTCCTGACGATACGGCTCCGAACAATGTGTGGACATCTGAGGTCAGGCGTGTGGTTCTGATGAACTACAAGACTCGATTGACCAGCACCGTCAGTCTCTCACGCGAGACCTTGTATGCGGCTCTTCGCCGAGATGGAATTCGCACCGAGTATGAACCCGCAGTTTATCCGGCTGTGAAGATTTACTTCCCGGATGTGAAGTGGATTGCCAAGGTGTTCCGCACGGGCAATATCATTCTGACAGGCATGACCACATCAGAGGAGTGTGGTCGGCTGGTGACTGCGTTACACCCACTTATAGATTCTGTGCGGAATGTGAACAATGGCCGCACGTGAGTTAACCCCGCAGGAAGTCGCAGATGGAGAGCGTCACATCACCACCGAGGAACTGACCGCCACCCAGATTCAGGCACTGGTGCGGAATATGGACCACTCGAAGAAGAAGTGGCGTCATCTTCGTCGTGAGGAGTTCCTGGAGAAGCTGAAGGTCGAGAACGATAAGCTGTATTACAATTTTCCTTCGCTGTGGCAGATGCACTCGGAGGACCGGCTTGATGCAACCTTTTTTGAGATGCTGGCCTTGAAGCGGAAGATCGAGAAGGGGGAGATGACCGATGAGCAGGCGTCGGTCGTCATGGGTCAGCGTCTGTTCCAGAAATTCGCCCCGGCAGCTGTGAATTCGAATGTCGCAGCTCCGGCCATGTCCTATGCGGAGTACTACAAGAAGTTTGGCGGAGCAGAGTAATAAATGGACGCCACTGGACCCACAGGACCCGATGAGGTGAATCTGCCGATAATCGATGCCACTGGACCCACAGGACCCGATGAGGTGAATCTGCCGATAATCGATGCCACTGGACCCACCTTCCCCACTCCGGACGTAAGCGTGGTCCCTCCGCCTCACATTGCTACACTTGACGAACTCATGGCCAGTCACGCAGTCGTCGTAGCCCAGGAGACGGCTGACCGTGCGACACTGAATCCCCTTCTGAACCCCACACGTGAAGCCTACCGCCCACAGCTCTTTGCCTGGGCTGCGGCTGGGTTTCCAGGTATCTACGTCGTCCAGTCCTTTCCTTTCACACCGCCGAGCGTTTGCTCAGACGGTGTGACCCGTGATGTCCCGGGATATGCATGGTATCTGCTTGGCGTCGACATTGGGACTGTTCTGGCCACCATCCAGTCCATGCTGACGGGGATTGTGGTGTCCTATTCGTTCCAGGGGAATGTGCTGAGGATTCACGTGAGTAAAGCGTAACGACTGAAAGGAGTGACGCGGGAGTGACGTGCTTAGAGTTTGTTCACAAAAGCAGACAGACAGTAGTTGGACGAAGGATTCTGGGTATATGCGTTGCTGATAATCAAAATGTTTAAGGCACCGGTTGGTACACAATAAATATTCCCGTTTGGAGCCAGTACACCACCCTGGTAAGTCTGTCCCGACAATGCCGGACTGAGCGAGTTGCTTCCATAACTCACAGCGTTTGTCGTGGTGTTGATGATCAGAATGTTTGAAGCACCGTTCGGTACACAGTATATATTCCCGTTTGGAGCCAGCACGCCTCCGTAGTAACCCTGTGTTGATAATGCTGGACTGAGTGAGTTAGTTCCGGTTGCATAACTCACGGCGTTTGTCGTGGTATTAATAATCAGAATGTTTGAAGTATTGCCCGGCATACAGTAAATGTTCCCGTTTGGAGCCAGTACACCGCCAATGTACCTCTGTGCTGACAATGCTGGGCTGAGCGAGTTGCCGCCAGTTCCATAACTCACAGCGTTGGTCGTTGTATTGATAATCAGTACATTTGAAGCACTGCGTGGGATACAATAAATATTCCCGTTTGGAGCTAACACGCCTCCGTAGTAAACCTGTGTTGATAATGCTGGGCTGAGTGAAGGGCCGTTAGTTCCATAGCTCACGGCGTTTGTCGTGGTATTAATAATCAGAATGTTTGAAGTATTGCCCGGCATACAGTAAATGTTCCCGTTTGGAGCTAACACACCTCCAACGTAATATTGTGTTGATAATGCCGGACTAAGTGAAGGACCTCCAGTTCCATAACTCACAGCGTTGGTCGTTGTATTGATAATCAGAATGTTTGAAGTATTGCCGTTTATACCTGGTACACAATAAATGTTCCCGTTTGGAGCTAAAACACCTCCTCCATAAGCCTGCAGCGATAATGTTGGGCTGAGTGAAGAACCACCTGTTCCATAGCTCACAGCGTTGGTCGTTGTATTGATAATCAGTATATTTGAAGCACCATATGGTACACAGTATATGTTTCCATTTGGAGCTAACACACCGCCATAATATTGCTGTGTTGACAATGCCGGGCTGAGTGAGTTAGTTCCATAGCTCACCGTCGGAATAACCGTGGCATTCGTTGGATTGTTCGTCGCAATCAACGACTGCAAATACGGGTTCCAATCACGAGCCCAGTTTCCTGGTGTCACTTCGGCAAATTGCGCGGGCTGAGACGTCGCGGGCGGAATGAGTTTATATTGATGTCCAGTCACCGTCTGTGTGCTCAGGCCCCATTTTTGGATTAGATACCCTTCAACTTGCTGCCGCTGGGCGGCCGATAAGGTCGAGGAGTAAATCAACAATTCCGAAATAGAGCCGTTGAAGTAGTTGGACGGCCCGCCAACGTAGATGCCGGTGGTGGCTGTTGTGGCTCCTGCCAGGGTTGAAGTGTTAGATCCATTGACAAATGGCGAGAAGGTGGAGGATGCATAGGTGGCGGACACTAAGACGTTGGAGGAGGCAGGGACTGGAGCAGTAATGTATCCATCAGGCGAATATTTGGCGATGAACACATTTTGACCTGTAGTTGAAAGCGATGCGTTGCTTACGCCACTTGAATCGTAGAAAGTCAATGTAGTACTAGCATAAGATCCGGTCACGAGCACATTACCACTTGAATCGGTAGTGATTCCGTATGGTCGATCGGCCCCCGCACCTGCAATTTGTACCGCCCATGAGACCGCACCAGCTGAAGTATATTTAGCGACGAAACCGTCGTAGGTGCCTCCCACGTTTCCAAGTGTCGCACCTGCTGTTCCGCTAGTATTGTACATCGTCAGTGCCGCAGAGTATAATCCTGTCACAAACACATTTCCGTTTAAATCGGTGGCGATTCCGTATCCATCGTCGTCGCCAGTGCCTCCAATTTTTGCCACCCACGACACCGCGCCGACTGACGTGTACTTGGCGATGAAACAGTCGTTGACTCCTGAATTTGAAAGTGATGCGTTGCTTACGCCACTTGAATCGTAGAAAGTCAATGTAGTACTAGCATAAGATCCGGTCACGAACACATTACCACTTGAATCCGTGGCGACTCCGTATTCGTAGTCGGCGCCCGTCCCCCCAATATGTACCGCCCATGAGAATGAACCGGATGAAGTGTACTTGGCGATGAAAATATCACTGCTTCCAGAATTTGAAATCGATGCGTTGCTTACTCCACTTGAATTATAGAATTTCAACGAAGCGATTGTAAAATTTCCGGTCACGAGCACATTACCACTTGAATCTATGGTGACGTTTATACCGCCCGTACCCCCCATTCCTACTACCCATGAGACTGAACCAGTTGAGGTGTATTTAGCAACGAAGGCGGAGTACGAGACAATTGATGCATTGCTTACTCCGCTTGAATCGTAGAGTATCAACGAAGAAGTATGTCCGGCCACGAACACATTACCACTTGAATCCGTGGCGACTGCCCTCCCCGAATCGATGCTCGCACCCGCCATTCGTGCCGCCCATGAGAATGAACCGGACGACGTGTATTTGACGAGGAAAATGTCAGAGCTTCCTGCATTTGCGAGTGATGCATTGCTTACTCCACTTGAATCGTAGACTGTCACCGGACTGCTATTATAGAAACCAGTCACAAACACATTTCCGTTTAAATCGGTGGCGATTCCGTATCCATAGTCGTCGAGTGTACCCCCAATTTTTGCCGCCCACGACACCGCGCCGGCTGACGTGTACTTGCCGATGAAACAGCTGTTACTTCCTGTACCTGCACTGGCGAGTGACGCGTTACTTACTCCACTTGAATTGTAGAAATTCAACGAACCACTTGTAAAATTTCCGGTCACGAGCACATTACCACTTGAATCCGTGGCGACTGCCCTCCCCGAATCGGTTCCCGTACCTCCAATCCGTGCCGCCCACCCAACCGTTGTACTCAACGCCCCAGTATTCGCAACCACCGACCGAGCAGACACGTACTTATTTGAGCCGTAAATTCCCAACATCGGAAATCCGTTACTTCCGTAGACTGCGTTCATGTACGCAGATGCAGCCGGAGCCGTCGTATTCGAGTACACACCAAACATGGAATATGCGTTCGACGGAAACACATACGTCGTGTTGGAAAATGCATTGGTGCTACCGTTGAAGGTCATGTTGCTGCCCGTCCAGGTTGCAGTTCCCGTCATGGTGTTGTTCAGTCCGGATTTATCGGACCATGATGTCACTGTTGTCGTGGAGTTCATCGTAGAGTTGTCTGCTGCGTCCAACCATAGCGAACAACCGGGAAGGTCGGTGGGGTTAAAGTATCGATTGAAAGGAAGTGTTCCGTAGAAAGGGTGCGTGGTTGGCAGTGTAATGCCCCATTTCCTGGCCAGATACCCTTCCATCGACTGACGCTGGGGGATGGTCATTTCCGCATTGATCATGATGTATTCGCATAAAAGGCACGACTGAGGATACGAACACCCAATGAAATAGTACTGGGGCGTTGTTACGTACGTCGACGCAATTGCGTTGGTTGTGACTGACTGAGACACTCCGTTTAGTGTGATAAAATTGCTGCCAGTTGATACCGCTGACTGAACCCAGCACACCATGCCCGTTGTATTCAAGGGAATCGTTCCGGCCGCAGTTGAGGCACCCAATACACTTCCGTTTCCGGCACCGACCTCGGCAAAGAGTGTTGCACTCTGACCGTCATAGTAGATATAATTATCCATACCGTTCTGATTGTTAGGTGTGACAGTGGCACATCCAAAGAATGTAAGATACTGAGAAGAAGACCCTAGCACCGTAGCCTTGTACACTGCGAAGACTGCACGGGCCTGTGCTGGAAATGTCACTGTTGAATTCATCCCATATGTCGTTTGGATGGGACAACTCACGGCGTTAAGTCCGTTCACAGTTGACGTTCCCGAGGTCATGTACCCTCCGTACGCGTTTGAGTTCGTGCCTCCTCCGACCGGGGTACCCAATCCACCCGTAAGGGGGTATGCGATTAGAGGGATAGATCCCTTGTTCGTCCAACTTGTGACGTTTGTGCCACTTGTAGTTATCGTGCTTGTATCCGCAGCATCGAACCAGATGGAACATCCCGGTATAGACCGAGGATCGAAACCCCAGATGCTTTTGGACGCTCCTAGCATTGTACTCTTAAAACAAAACATAGTTGGAGGTCGTGCCGCCCGGGTACGTCATCATCATTGTAATCGAGTTTGCCGGAGGAATTGTCACAGGATTGGTCGGGGCGGTTGTTCCCGCACTCGTGTAGGTGAAGGTGATACTCAGATAGGTGCCGGTGTTGTTGCGGAAGACCCAGTACGCGTTGGAATCGGTGGCCCACGTGATTGTGGGAATCGTGATTGCGTTCAACGTAGAGGTCGTGATATTGAAATGAGTTCCGTATGAGTTGGCGGCCACCGTCAGGGGCGTGGTCACAACGTTAGAGTACAATGGACGATAGCCGTTGCGAATGGTGACACCGCCGTTCACATCGAGAGCTGTGGCCGGTGTCGTGGTCTGAATACCCAAGTTGGAGCTGTTGCTGAAGAACAAGTTCGAGCTGCCCTGGAGACCTGTGGAGGTGCCGGTGGCAAAGATAACGGCTCCTGCGTTGGAGTACGTGGAAATCGCGGATCCACCCGACAACTGGACACCGTTGACGTAATAGCCACCGGCCACGTTCACAGATCCCGCAGTTGAAATCGGGGCCACACCTACACCCAAATTGGACGTGACGCGAGATGTGCCAGTGACATCGAGTGTATACGCGGGGGCCGCTGTTCCAACACCAAGGTATCCGTTGGAATGGATACGCATGGCCTCAACCATACTGCCGCCCGGAACTGAACTCAAAATAATTAAACCGTTTCCTCCGCTACCCGAAGATGCACCTACTGCGACACCGGTGACATATCCGCTCACTCCGGTTCCAGGAGCAGCACCTGACCCGTTTGTCGTATTGGAGCCAGACAATCCTATTACGAGCGAACCATACGACGATCCTCCGCCACCGTTTCCAGCTGAGGCGCCACCACCTCCTCCGTAGTATCCACCACCACCACCACCACCACAGTTACCGCTGGCAGCTCCTGCTCCACCTTGTAGGGGTGTTCCTGTCGTACCTCCTGAACCGCCTGCAGTTTGCGAAGCACCCGATGCTCCCGTGGTAGACCCCAATCCAGAACCGGCAGTTCCTGAATACGTGGCATTTCCTCCATAGGCTGGCCTTGCAGACTGAAAGTTTCCACCTTCACCTCCACCGCCTCCAACGCAAACAAGTTCTGCTATGATTGTACCTGTACCCGTAGATGAACCTGCGGCCTGGCTACTCGGTACTATAAATGATGTCGTAAGAGACGTGGAGATAACATAACTTCCATTGAAGCCGGACGGAGACAAGCCGCTAATTGTAACTGGTTGACCTGACACCAAATTATGAGTACCAGAACATGAAAACGTGATAGAACTTCCACTTGCGGACGCAGACGAAATTGTGACCGGGCATGTATATTGGATAGCTGATCGACCACCTCCCGAACTTGTACCTCCGTTGCCAACTCCTCCACCTGCACCTCCTCCTCCGAACGTTGACGACGTGTTCGTACCCACCGAACTCGCAACTCCCCCCTGACCAACCATGAGAATCAACGTAGAAACACCGGCTGGTACAGTGATAACCCCGGTAAGATAGGCACCTGCACCACCGTTTGTTCCGCCGCCACCAGCTCCGCCACCGGCACCCCACATTGAAATGTTTATCGATGTAACTCCTGCCGGTACCGACCAGTTGGATACCGAAGGACTGCTATATGTGAAGATATTCGAGAATGAGGAGGCACTTGCGGGAACCGTTTGAAATACCAG